AATCGATGATGCTCTCGGGCATCGTCAAGCGCCACAAGCGCACGCTGATGGGCTTCATCGACCGCTTCTACGTGCCCGCGCTGCGCAAGATGATGTGGCGCAACATGCAGTTCTACCCGGAGCGCTACACGCCGCTCAACTGGACGTTCAACGCCAGCAACTCGATGGGGATTCTGCAGCGCGAGTACGAGTCGCAGAACCTCGTGTCGCTCATGCAGACGATGGACCCGTCGAGCAAGGAGTACAAGATCCTGCTCATGGGCGTGGTGTCGAACACCGGCCTTACGCACCGCTCGCAGATCATGAAAATGATCGAGCAGTCGATCACGAACGCCGCGGCGATGGAGCAGGCGCAGACCGACCAAGCGGTCGACCCGATGCAGGCGCAACTGCAGCAGACCGGCGTGCGTCTCCAGATCGCGGAGATGGAAGCGAAGATCCGCGAGCTCAACAGCCGCGCGAATCTGCAGGACGCGAAGACCAAGAACGAGATTCTGGAGCCGAAGTTCAAGGCGCTCGACGTCGCGACCAAGGGAATCTACCAGGTCGCGGAGTCCCAGCAGCAGGCGCAGTTCGACCGGCGCATGGCGATTGCCGACCGGGTGCTGAAGAACAAGGACATCGACTCGAACGAGCGCATCGCGCGCCTGCAGTCCGGCGCGTCCGTGAAAAGCGAGGCGGTGAAGTCCGCTGGCGCCGTCGCGAGCGAGGCCGTACGTGCTCGTGCGGACAGCAAGCGCGCCCACTCGGAGGAGCGCGCCGCCGCTCGCCAGTCGGAGTCCGAAGTCCGCGCCGCGCGCGCCACCGCCAAGCCGGTTCCCGTGCCTGTGCCCGTGCCGGTCCCGGCGCCGCGCCCGTTCGTCGGCCGACAAGCGCAAATCCTGCCGTAAAGAACATGGGGTAGTGGCAGTCGCGCCGATTCGCTCCCGGCGCGGTTGCCCGAGGACGCAAGTCCTCGCCCCACCATTGCAACCGGAGCGTAATCGAGGAGCGAGACCATGAGCCAGGCACCGCAGGCGTTGAAAGACAAGGATCTGCAGGACTACTACGACGCGCTTTTCGCCATGTACGGGACGCCCGGCTGGCGCAAGCTGATGGAAGACGTCGAGCGCATGCGCGAAGTGCACGATACCGTGCGCAGCGTGGCGAACGGCGACCAGTTGCTGTTCCGACACGGTGAACTGGCGCAGATGGACTGGCTCTACTCGCACCAGGAGCGCAGCGAAGCGGCTTACGCGCTCGCCATCGAGGAAGAGGGCGGCGAAGCCGAGCCCTCGACCGGCGGTGTGGCGAAGGTGATCGAGTAATGGGCCTGCGAGTCTACGATTTCACCTGCCACAACGGTCACACGACCGAGCATTTCGTCGATCCCGACATCGTCGAGGTCGAATGCGCGTGCGGCGCGCTCGGCAAGCGTCAGATTGCCACGCCGCGCTTCGCGCTTGACGGCTGCAGCGGCCATTTTCCGACCGCGGCCGACAAGTGGGAGCAGCGCCGCAACAGCCACATGAAAAAAGAGCAGAAAAACGTCGCCGAACACGGCACGTACAAGTAATTCCCGCATTTGCGCGCGGCCCTTTCGGGGGCAGCCGGGCGCACCGATCAATTTGCCCCTTTGAGCGAGAGGAAAAGCAAGCATGGCACAGATTCAACCGAAGTCCCGCGTTCTCGAAGACACCACCGAGGCGCTGCTGGAAGCCGAGGGCGCGGATGACGCGGCCGACGGTGCCGATCCCGTCGAATTCGCGAGCCTTGAAGAACTGAAGCCGGAAGCCGACGACAAACCGGCGGCCGCGCCGGAGAAAAAGGCCGCGCCGGCGGCTGCGCCGGAGAAGAAGGCCGCGCCGAGCGCGGATGACGAGATTCCCGAGGATCTGCGCGGGAAAACCCCCGCAGAACTCGCGCGCATGTACCGTGAGGCGCAAAGCCTGATCGGGCGGCAGGGTTCCGAGCTCGGCGAGTTCCGCCGCAAGGCCGACTTGCTGATTCAGGCGAGCCTGGCGTCGCTGGCCGAGCGCAAAGCCGCTGCCGCACCGGCCGCTGCGGCGCCCGCTGCGCCGGCGGTGCAGGACGAAGCCGAGTTCTTCGCCAAACCGCAGGACGCGGTGAGCAAGATGATCGAGAATCACCCGCTCATCAAGGAAATCCGCGCGACGCTCGGCAAGAGCGCGGCGGACACCGAGGCGGCGCGCGCGACCGCGTCGACCGAGCGCTTCAACGCGGCGCACCCGGACGCGCCCGAGATCCTGAAAGACCCGGAATTCCGCCAGTGGGTCGGCGCATCGCGCGTGCGCTCGGGGCTCATGCAGCGCGCGCACTCGAAGTTCGACTTCGAGGCTGGGGATGAAATCTTCAGCACCTGGAAGGCGCTGAAGGGCGTGCGCAAAGCCCCCGCGCCGGCGGCAGACCCGGCGCCTGCGGCCGATGCCAACGCGCAGCCGACCGAAGCGGAAGTCAAAGCCGCCGCGGCAACGATGGCGCGTGCGAAGGGCGCGAAGGCGGCGCGCGAAGCGGCGGCCAACGCTGCTGCGGCGCCGACCGGCGGCGCGTCCGCTGGCAAGGGCGGCGCGTCGAAGAAAATCTTCCGCCGGGCGGATGTCCTGCGCTTGATGGAGGAGAACCCGGAGCGCTACGAGGCGTTGTCGGACGAGCTCACCCTGGCGTACAAAGAAGGCCGGGTGCGGTAGTGCAACTACCGCGAGCGAAGGACTTCTCGATGGGCAAGCCGTACGTCGAGAAGGACGTCGTTCCGATCGTGCAGGCGAACCGCGACGCGAACTGCGCTCGCGGGCTGCCGAGTGTTCGCAAGGACGGGACGCGCGGCAAGCGCGTCGCCATCGTGGGCTACGGCCCGTCCCTTGCGGACACCTGGCCGCTGATCCAAAGCGGCAAGTTCGACGCGGTGTGGACTGTGTCGAAGGCGCACGATTTTCTGTGTGATCGGGGTGTGCAACCGACGCACCACACGGACACCGACTATCGCGAGCACAAAGTTTGGTACAACTCGCGTTTTCAGGAAGCGACGCAGTATTACCTTGCGACGCAGGTTCACCCGTCGTATCTCGACCGGCTCCGTTGTCATTACGTCAGCCTTTTTCACGTCGTGCAGCCCGACGGCGGGACGTTCGACAACCGCTATTTCAAGCAGCCAGTGATGTTCGACGCCGGGCTGCAGGCGGCGCGGCTGGCGTACGAGCTCGGCCACCGGGATCAGGAATGGTTCGGGATGGATGCCTCCGCGCGCGGCGCGCAGACCCACGCTGGCCCGCATGAGGGCCTAGCCCCGGAATTCATGGAGGTCTTGGTCGCTGGCGAGCCTCGGGTGCTCACTACGCTCTTGTTCCGGCAGGCACTTTTCGCGGAATTCATGCTGCGCGAAATCCCCCGCATGCGCGTGAAGATCCACGGCGACGGCGCGCTCCGGCCGCTGTTGCAGGAGCGGGGGAAATGCCGGGTTTCCTGATCCTGCTATAATAGTTGTATGAGAGTTCAACCTCGACCAATCTCCGACCTGGGCGTAGCTCAGAGGTCAGAGTGCTCGTTTCGGAAGCGAGCGGTCGCTGGTTCGAATCCAGCCGTCCAGACCAGTTATCCGCGCCCGTAAATACGGGGCGCGTGGGTGAGTGGTTGAAATCGCCTGCCTGTAAAGCAGGAGCGCGTAGCGCCGCGATGGTTCGAATCCATCCGCGCCCACCAAATTCAGACGCAGGATAGTTCAGCCTGGCAGAACGCCGCGCTCATACCGCGGATGCCGTGGGTTCAAATCCCTCTCCTGCAACCAGTCCACCAGTAACCCCGCTGTCACGGCGCCGGAGATAAGTACGCTACCCGGGCGGCCAGCGGTTCCGCAGTACCCTCGTCGGGCACGGCCCGCACGCCTCCGACGAGTCCTCCAGTGCCCGCCCCCGGATGTGTCAAGGGAAAAGCGGTCTCCTGCGTTGAGCTCCCGCCGCTGCGACAAGAGCCGATGCGCGCGACACGCGCTGTTTCCTTTTTCCAATCCAATTTCGAAAGGGGTGCCACATGGCATTCGGAGGTTCCAACGTAGTTTCTGCAGATCTCGCCACCAGCGGCTTCGTGCCGACTCAGTGGATGGACGAGATCATGGCCGCGCACAAGAAGAACGTCGTGCTGGCCGCGCTCGTGCGCAAGCTGAACGTCAAGGGCAAGAAAGGCGACACCGTCAAGCTGCCCAAGCCGACCCGCGGCTCCGCTGCGGCCAAGTCGGCGAACACGATCGTCACCACGCTGATCGCCTCGGGCGGCGCGTCCGTGACCGTGTCCCTCACCGCTCACTTCGAGTACAGCCGCCTGATCGAAGACATCGCCGAAGTCCACGCGCTGTCCTCGATGCGCAAGTTCTACACCGACGACGCGGGCTACGCCCTGGCGGTGCAGAAGGACTCCAGCATCTTCAACGCCGCGCGCACGCTTAACGGCGGCGACGGTGCCTCGACCTGGACCGGCGGCGTCATCGCCGGCGACGGCACCACGGCCTTCGTGGACGCCGGCGGCAACGCGAACGCGACTGCCATCACCGACGCCGGCATCCGGCGCGTGATCCAGGTGCTCGACGACAACGACATCCCGATGTCGGACCGCGCGCTGGTCATCCCCCCGGTTGGCCGCCGCATCATGATGGGCCTCGCGCGCTTCACCGAGCAGGCGTTCGTCGGTGACGGCAAGACCATCCGCAACGGCAAGCTGGGCGACGTGTACGGCGTGTCCGTCCATGTGACCAGCAACTGCCCGACCCCGACGTCCGCGACGACCGCCAAGGTCGGCCTGCTGACCCACCGGGACGCGCTGATCCTGGCCGAAGTGCTCGGCCCGCGCGTGCAGACGCAGTACAAGCAGGAGTACCTGGCGACGCTCCTGACCGCGGACACCATCTACGGCGTGGCGGAAGCCTACGACAAAGGTGGCATCGCGATGGTGATGCCCGGCTAATTCGGGTGACTAAGGGAGCGGTCGGCTAGCGCCGACTTGCTCCCCGCTCTCCCTCCACTCGAAAAGGACATCCATGTCTCGCCAATCAATCGGGCTCGCCAACGAGCCGCAAAACCTCGACGAGAAGGTCAAGACTCTCGCAGCGGGCACCACCACGCTGAACCCGGTGGACCACGAGGGTCGTTTGCTGCTCGCCGCTTCGGCGGCCGCGGCCGTGACCGTCAAGCTGCCCCAAGCTGTGGGCAGCGGCGACGTTTACCGCGTGCGCAACACCGTCGCTCGTACCTCGGGCGCCCTCACGTTCCAACTGGTGAACACCGCCAGTGTGTTCAACGTGCTGGTGAACTCGCTGGACAGCACGGCCGTTGCCACCGACACGTCGGCCTGGTTCTCGACCAACGCGACCCAGATCGCGCTCAACATCACCACGACCGGCGGTCTCGGCGGCGACGAGTTCGAATTCGTCGACGGCGCGGCCGGCACCTGGTACGTGAAGGGGCAGACCCGCTGCTCCGGCGACAAGGTCACGCCGCTTTCGTAGGGCTCGCCGCAGGCTTCGGAGGGTGCGCCCAGCACCTTCCACATTTTCAGGAGCGAAATGTTCTCGTTCGAAGTTGATCCCGCCAAGCTGCGGGTAGACATCGGCATGCCGGTTCACACCGGGTTCGTGCCATTCCCCACCGCCGCCGCACTCGTCGACACCACGCGCGAGTGCATGCGAAAACGGCTCCTCACTCGCCACATCGCCCCCTGCGGTTCGTCCATCGTCATCGACGCCCGCTCTGCGGTCGTCGATGAGTTTTTACGGGGGGACGGCACGCATCTCTTCTGGATCGACTCGGACATGCACTGGCACCCGAGGGACTTTGTCCGGCTCGTGTCGCTGTGCACCCAAGTCGACGTCGTCGGCGCCACGTACACGCAGAAGGCCGAGCCCGCGCGCTACATGATCCGCGAGCCGAAGAATACGCCGAACGACTTCGGGCTGATCGAGGTCGCGGGGCTGGGGCTCGGGTTCACCTGCATGAAGCGTGAAGTCGTCGAGGCCGTCGCCGCGGGCAAGCCGCTCATCCGCACGAACAGCGCCGAGATCCGCGAGGTCTTCAGCTTCGGCCGCACCGCCGAGGGGCACCGGCTGGGCGAGGACATGAAATTCTTCGAGGACATCCGCGCCGCCGGCTTCACGGTGTGGCTTGACCCGATGGTGAACATCAAGCACGTCGGCCTCAAGATGTACGGGGGCGACGTCGAAACCGCGCTGCAGGGGCTCTGATGAGCCTCCCGAAGATCGTGATCGGCATGCCGGTAGGGTCGGGGAGCATCCCCTGGCCGACGGCCGTCTCGCTCCTCGCCACAGTGCGGGTGCTCGACAAGGAGAAGATCCCGTTCCGCATCGAGGCACCCGTCGGGTGCTCAGTGGTGACGTGGGCGCGTAACGCGGTCGCTGGCGCGTTCCTGCGCAGCGACTTCACCCATCTGTTCTTCATCGACGCCGACATGGTCTGGGCGCCGAACGACTTCTTCCGGCTCGTCGCATTCGGCGCCACGCACGACATGATCGGCGGAGCGTACGCGCTCAAGAAAGACCCGCCGCAGTGCTTCGTCAACCTCCCCGGCGCGGAAGGTGAGCGCGAGGTCAACGGCTTCGGCAACGTCAAGGTCACGTCCCTCGGCCTGGGCTTCACGATCATCAAGCGCGAAGTGATGGAGCGGCTCGCAGCCACGAAGGAGACGGTGACGGACTCGCTCAACGGCATGAGCCACCCGGACATCTTCCGGATCGGCCGCCGGCCGAACGGCGGCGCGCTCGGCGAGGACGTCGCGTTCTTCGAGGACGCGGCGGCGCTCGGATACCAAGCCTGGCTCGACCCCAGCATCAAGCTTGGGCACGTCGGGCAGAAAATTTACACCGCAGACGTCATCGACGCTCTCGGGCTCAACGAATACGTGAAAGAGGAGAAGTAGATGTCCGATCCCTGCAAGGTTGCCACAATCACCGCGAGTGCTGGCGCCGCGACCAACGGTCTTCTGTTCCCGCTGCTCATCCACGCTATCGCCGTGGAGCACGCGGACGGCGCCGCGCAAGCGCGCATCGACCTCTTCGACGCAGCCACCGCGGCCGGCACGGCAATCGCGTCCATCGAGTTGTGCTTGGCGGACGGCGCCGTGTTCGAGACGCACCGCCAGGTGAATTTCAACCCGCCGATTGCCGTCGAGACCGGCGTGTCCAGCACGGTCACGAATGCGGCCGTGACGAAGGTGTACTACACCCGCCGCTAGTCAACCTCAAAGGAGCGAAGCATGACGTATTACTACCGCTGCAAGTCGAACCCCACTGCGAAGCTGCTCGAACTCGGCACCGCGTGGGAGGCGAAAGAGATGAAGAACCACCCGGACTACGAGCGCGTCGACGAGACCGGCGAAGTGGTCGTCGAGACCGACGAGCTCGAAGGCACCATCCCTTTCCAGGGCTCGCAGGGCCGTAAGTAGGGAGATCCCGCCGTGAAATACCTCAAGTACATCACCGTCCCCGTCCTCTTCGTTCTGTTCTCGCTCGCCGCGATCTTCTCCCCGGCGTTCGCGATCGTCGGCGCGTTTTTCAGTTTGCGCTACGCGGGGAACGTGATGCACTCGATGGACATGCTGGCGGCGGCGCTTCTAGGCTGGAACGGGCGCGCGACGATCTCGAAGGAGTGCGGCCGTGAGCTCGCGACGTCGAGTCCGTGCCGCTTCTGCCGCATCGTGTGCCGCGTGCTCGATGTCGTCCTTGAAGCCGGGCACTGCCAGAAAGAAGCGGGGAAATAGATGGCTGGTTTCGGCGTAGATCGCGGAAGCGGCAGTAGCTCGGGCGGGACGAACGCGGCTCTTTCGGAGTCGCTGATCGACGCGAAGGGCGACCTGATCGTCGGGACCGCGGATAATACCGCGGTGCGCAAGGCTGTCGGCGCGAACGAGACGCGGCTTGTCGCGGACTCGGCGCAGGCCGATGGCCTGAAGTACGTCGCCGACACCACGAACTACGCCGTCGCCGCGAAGGGCGACATCCTCGCCGGCACGGCGGCCGACACAGTCGCCGCCGTCACAGTCGGTTCCGACGACCAGGCGCTCCTCGCCGATTCCTCGCAGACGCCTGGCGTGCGCTGGGGCAACGTGCCTTCCGCCACGGTGCGGCAGACCCAACTGTCCGGCCCGCTCGACTCCTCGGGCTACAACGCCACGATCTCTGCCGGAGCGGCGCTCAACTTCAACGTCGACGCCACGCCGGACAACGTCGTCCTGACGTTCGCCAATGGCTTCGGCGCCGGCGGCGCGGTCGACACATACACCCAGCTTACGGCTGACGCCTCGAACCAGGGCGCGCTCAACGCCAGCAACACCCACTACTTGCACGCGACGCGCGTCAGCGCGTCGTCGGTGACGTGGGGCCAGTCCCTGATCCCGCCCCAGTACGGCTACGCCTTCGATCGCACGAAGGGCGCGCTGCTGAATTTCGAAGCTGCGGACGCGTCGACCACGATGGTCGACGCGTTCGGCAATACGTGGACCGCCGCTGGGAACGCACAGATCGACACGGCGCAGTTCAAGTTCGGTACGGCGTCGCTGCTCGGAGATGGAACCGGCGATTGGATTGTCAGCAACAATTTCACGACGTTCGGCGATGGGTCGTGGGAAGTCAGTCTGTGGTACAGGCCAGCGAGCGTAGGTGCCGACCAATCGTTGGTTCACTTCTCCAATGCCGGGCAATACGGCGTGCAAATCATCATGAGCACGGCGACAGCAAAAATCGGGTTCTACGTCTCCAGCAACGGGTCTTCTTGGGACGTTGCCTCAAACGCCGTTGGCGCGTCTACAGTTTCGATCAATACGTGGTACAAGATTCGGCTGGTGTTTGACGCGCTCGGCGGAACCTACAAGCTGTATCAATCTACCAATGGCGCGGCGGAAGTTTTGCAAGGAAGCGCCACATCTTCTGCTCTCGTGTGCGCGGTGACTTCTTGCACCGTAGGCGGCAATTCCGTCGGTGGGGGCTCAAGTTTCAACGGACACATCGACGCCTTCCGTTTCCTCCCCTGCGCGACCGCCACCGCGGCCGAGACCCCCAGCGCGTCCGCCCCGACCATCACCGACTACCCCGTGCACTTCTTCAGCATCCCGCAGATGAAGATGTACGAAGTGACCGCCGCGAGCACATCCGCCGGCGTCAACCCGACGATGACGCAGACGAACCGCGTCTTCGTGGCCGAGGCCGACACGGGCGCCGGCACGGTGAGCGCGGTTCGCAACTATGATCTTCGCGGAGAACGCATTTCTCCGCTTTTTGGAAGCATCGCGGCAAGCCAAGCAAATTCGACGGCACATTCGCTCGGTCTAATCCCACGGCAAGTTCAGATTGATGCGGTGTGCGTAACGGCGGGCGGCAGCTACGTCGTCGGAGACAGAATCATCAATCCAGTGGGCACGACTTTTGACGCGAACACTGGAGGCTCAGTCCGGGGAGCAACCATCGCTTGCAACAAGCGAAACGTCTACCTGCTTACCGGAACCACAAACGGCGTGATGGTCAACAATAAAGCGGCGAGCAACTTTTACGAACTCGCGTCTGCTGGAAGCTGGCAACTCCAGGCTTTCATTAAGCGGGGTTGGTAAAATGACTCTATCCCAACAAATCCACACTCTTGCGCAGGCACCGCTCGTGAACGTCCCAACCACCGGCGCATCTCTCACCACCCTCGCGTTCGCGTTCCTCGAAAAGATCCACGGCCCGATGGCGACCATCGGTGTGATCCTCGGCGCCGCGTGGGTCGCGCTGCAAATCTATCTCGCCGTCGAGAAGCGCTGGTTCCGGAAGGATAAGTAGATGGCCGCAACGGCCCTGACTTGGCTCCAGATCATCAATCGCGTCCTCGTCCGGATGCGAGAGGCGACTGTTGCCGCGAACAACACGTCCGACTACAGCACGCACATCGGACAGGTGGTCAACCAGGTCAAGACCGAGATCGAAGAAGCGTTCCAGTGGAACACGCTTCGCGACACGTACACGATCCCGATGGTCGTCGGCACCACCAGCTACACCTTCACCGGCGCCGGGCCGGCGGCGGTCATCATCGACGGCTGGAACACCACGCGCCAGTATGAACTACAGCGCGGCACGAACTACCAGTTCAACCAGCGGTACTTCGGCGTCACGTCGGTCCAGACCGGCCCCGTCACCGAGTACCTCCCGGCGGGCACCAGCGCCGACCACGACCTGAAGATCGACGTGTGGCCGAAGCCGGACAACACGGACACGCTCGTCTTCACGATCTACAAGCCGCAGGCCGATCTCGCCGCCGATGGGGATGTCCCCCTCGTCCCGCAAAACCTGCTGATCGAAGAAACCGTAGCCCGCATGCTGTCCGAGCGCGGCGACGAGGGCGCGCAGCCGCTCACCCCCGGGCAGACCTTCATCCGCATGGACCTTCTGTCCAGCGCCATCGCGCGCGAGGCCGGGCACACGTCGGACGAGCAGGATTGGGTGGTGGAATAGCGATGGGCGTGCTGAAAAGCGGCACCTACTCGCGTCCCGGATCGTTCGGCATCTCGACTCAGGACGACGTCGCCGCGGACGAGTCGCTGCGCCGCTTCAGCGGCGAGGCGACCAACTTCGTGATCGACAGTACAGGTAAACTGTGCTCGCGCGAAGACTTCGCGCTGCAGACCGCTGGCTTCTCCGGCACGCTCCAGACGCTCTACACGCACCGCCTGAACACCGGCGCCGAAACGATTCTCAGCGCTGGCGGGGGCGTCGTCTACAGCGGGATCGGCGCGCTCACGTCCCGGTTCGACTACCGCGCGGGCAGCCAGATCGTCGACGTCGGCGGCGCGAAGACCGCCGCAACAGCCACGGGCCTCGCCAACGGCGCGACGGTCTACACCTATACGATCTCCGTGGACGGCGGCGGCACGCAGACGATCAGCATCATCGGCAGCGCGGCGCAGACGTACGCCGACCTGATTACGCAAATCAACGCGGACATCACGGGCGCGACTGTTGCGCTCGTCGGCGGCAACCTGAAGTTCACCAGCGCGACGACCGGCGCCGCCAGCAGCATCGCGCTCACGGCCGGCGGCGGCGGCAGCAACCTGCTCACCACGCTCACCAGCTTCGTCGCCGTGCGCACCGCGACCGCCGGCACGGCCTCGAACGACAACTGGCAGTTCGCGTCGCTGTCGAGCAAGATTTTCCTCGCGCAGAAGAACCAAGCCTTTACGTGTCTCAACGAGTCCACGTACGCCGTAGAGTCGATCGTCGGCCAGCCGTGGACGACCGCACCGAACGTGGTCATCGCCGCCGCCGGCCGACTGTGGGCCGCGGACGACGAGGCGGGCAGCAACCGGCACACCGTGTGGTGGTCGAACCTGCTGGACGGCAAGACCTGGAACTCCGGGGACGCTGGCAGCCTGAACGTGCAGAACGTGTGGCCCGACGGGCAGGACTCCATCGTCGCGCTCGTGTTCATGTCCGGCCGACTGCTGATCCTCGGCCGCAATAGCATCCTGCTGTACACGCTTCCTGCGGACATGGACCCGGCCACGATGGAGCTCACCGACGTCATTCGCGGCCTCGGCTGTCGCGCCCGGGACAGCGTCGTGGTCGCAGGCGGCGACGTCTACTTCCTCGCGGACGACGGCGTCTACAAGATCCCGAAGCTGGCGCAGTCGATCTCGCTCTTGAACGTGCCGGTCAAGATTTCGAAGATGATCGCCGACGACGTGCTCACCGCGTACTCGGCGGAGACGATGTCGTCGGTGCGCGCGGGGTATTACCCCAAAGAGAAGTGGTACGTGCTGAACGCGCCGGTCACGAACAAAGTGTTCTGCTGGCATCTCGACCGCGTGCTGGCCGAGCCCCTGCTGGTGCCTGCGGTGACGACCTGGACGAACACGTCCGTCCCGTTTCGGGGTTTCTGTTACGATAAAGATGGGAACTGGTATACCGCGATGGCGAGCGGGGTAGGCAAGTACAGCGGCTACACCCCGGATGGCGCAGGTAACGCGTACTCGATTGGGTGGTACACCCTGTGGGACCACTTCGACGACGAGACGCGGCTCAAGCATCTCAAGAATTGGGCGATGACGCTCGAAGCGGCGTCGGGGCAGACGGGCGTCTTCCGCTGGCAGACCGACTACCTGACCGGCGTCACGAACACTTCGAATTTCACTTGCAGCGCGACCGAATTCGCTGAGAATCCCGGCCTCGGGATCGTGAGCGGCCAGCTTGGGCGCTCGTGCAACAGCGTGCGCTTCGGCTGCACCGCCGTCGTCAACGGCAGCAAAATCACACTGCACGCGCTGCGCGCCTACGCGCAGCCCGGCAAAGTCAAAATCAGGTAAGGGCCATGCCACAATACAACCCGATCACCGGGATCACGTCCTACGCTCCGACCGCCGAAGAGTTGGGCGCCGAGCCCATGGCAGCTGCATCCGTCGATACTGCGCCGCT